CAGGACCAGTTGCTGTTGCTGAATTCTGATGGCAATTTTAAAAACTTCGACATATCAAGCGATGGTTGTTGCGATGGTTGTTGCTGTTGGCAAAGAATCAAGGATAAAGGCGCTTGCCGATGTGCTAGACTTGCCTAAAGATGCCGTGGTTATAGCACTAATAATCGCATCTCTTGAAGAATTTGCCCCAGTAGCTAAAGTAAGAGTGACTGTATCAAGAGCGGCCGTGGGGGAGTCATTGACCCTCAATAGGACAGCGGTATTCGCCACTGAACTAACCGACCCAACAAGGTCCAAATTGACCAAAGTTGAAGCAAGCGATGTCGCCGCTTTCACTGATTTTGCAATTCTCAAAAACTTTTGCATAGCTAAACTTTAGGCAAATATAGTGATTATTCGGAGAGATATTTTTCAAGTGTACCCATAACCTCAATCCCTTCCTCGGTCAAGAAATAAGAAGCAACCGCCTCTTGAGCATCCTGTCCCGTAGGAATTACAAGCATTTTTGACTTATTATTAGGCAGATTATAGTGTACACTATTTCTCTTTGCCGAAAGAACGCCATAGTTAAATAACCTAGCCACAAAACCATTGTGAGCGACATTGGGATCATTTACTACCGATAAAAACTCCTCTGGATTGTTTCTTGCAAAAACAATAATATCACGCCTAAGCTCTTGTGAACTAATTCTTGATGGGTCAATATTAAGGGCAATCCTAGCGATATTTTCCATCATAGGGAAATCAAGAGATCTAGCCTTTGTCAAAGCATCAACCTCCATTTCAAGATAATTTAGTTCCTTTTCGGCATCCCTCTTATTATCAACCTCAACGAATATTGACCCATTATCCGGATGAACGTCAAGGAACTTTTGAAGAACAGGGTTAGTGTCTTCAACCCTTAAAAAACCATCCTCAAAGATGATAGGCTCTAAAATAAAATTCCCATCTTGCTCATCAACAAATGGGCTTTTTTGGTTACGAGCGTAGCGAAGCTCACGATTGACCTTTCCATCAAAATGGTAAAGACGCTTTGCTGTTGTGTTTCTGCTAGCGAGCATAAAGCTCATAGGGGCAGCCCCTCCGATTAGTTTGTAAACTTTTTGTGACATTGTTTTAGATTTTAATAAAATAAAAAATGGGGTGAGTGTGTCGGACACACCCACCCCAAGGGATTAGCTTTGGAACAAGAAGAAGTTGTTTGCTCCCAAGGTACACACTGTGCGCTCGGACAAATAGTGAACCTCCATTGCGTCAAGGTCACTCGTTGATGCACCACCCGCGCTTCCGATTGCCCAAGTCTTATACTTACGGCTTTCGGCTTCGGTTTCACGATAGCGGACGTGCAAGAAAGGACGCTTGGCGTTTTGGCCCATCACTTCATCATAGACATTAGTAGAACCCGCGGGGACAAGTAGGCCATTAATGGCTCCACCTATTGTTCCGGTAGCAGTACCTTGACCACGCATAGTTGGGTCATTCAGGTATTTCCAGTCAGACTTATAGAAGTCGTAACCACGACGGAACCCACGAAAACCGAGGTTCAAAGCCATTTGCTCACTGTTGTTAAACAGGCCATATGATGTACCACCAGTACCATAAGAGTTTTGAGCGGCCAAGAAGTCGTCCATGGCAAAAGAAGCGGCACGGTTTACGAACAATGCGTTTTCTTCAATAGCGCCCTGCTTATCAAGACGCTGTACAATCGCGTCAAAGTCAATAGGGCTGGTCGGGAAACCGCCACTGAAGATGTTACCACGGTTTGTAACAGCATGAAAAACACCGCTTGTACCCTTAAATCCTTGAGTGTTAGCACCACTGTTTGCCGTAGCAACAGGAATAGCCTCAAGCATAGAAGACTCAAGGTAGTCATCAAAACGAAGACGAGCCTCGTGTTCGGCTTTCATGTACCATAGGTATCCGGAAGCTCCGTTTTCGGTGGTTACTTCAACCCAACCAATTTGGGTCATATCAGAACCTGTAACGGAATACTTGTCCTTTAGGATAATAGGGTTGTTTTCAAAGATAAGGTCATATGGCATAGTTGATTCAGCCATTCCACTTTGACCTTTCTTAAATTCAGAACCATAAATCCAAACACTCCATGTCCCAGAAGACAACACACCACCGGCAATGGTAGTGGCGTCCTCATAAATCTGAAGTGTAGCGGTTTGAGATGCAAGAGAGTTGGCGTAAGTGATAGCTGAAACAAGTGCGTGAAATGATCCAGTACCATTTTCCCTTTGAAGCAAAAGAGTTTGGCCGACACGGATATTGTAGTTTGTTCCAGGCGCCGCAGAGTTAGTCAAAGCCTGCTGGGCAGCTTGTGGGTATCCGGATGCCGCGTTGTTGTTTGATACCGGAATGGTAAGAGTGGTTACACCAGACGCGTGGTCGGTACAGGTACAGGCCGTGTATTTAGAGTGCAAACGGCCCTGTTCTGCCCATTTAATAAGGTCAGATGCACAAGGCATTTCGGCTCCAACCATTCGGAGAAAACCGGAAATGCTTCGGTTACCAAATCGCTCAAACTCTTTTTCATAAATGTCTGGCAGATATTGGTTAGCGAAATTGAAAGAAGAGCTACCAATGTAATTGGTAGAAAGTGTTTGCCTATTAACCGCGGGTTGTAAGGCAAAACTGGGGGATGCTGCTACTGGCATGGTTTAGTTTTTAAGAAGTTTTAAAAGGCTTGATTTTTAAACCCATTCCTGACGATGATGAGCTAACATCAACAACCTTGATTCCTCCTGCTTGGTTAATTGGCTGCCCAAAAGTCCGAATGTCCATATTGACATTCTTGCTCTTTTTGGCCAAATCATCCGTGGCATCAGTAATGCCTTGCTCATAAAAGAACTTGGCAAACTTTTCTGGATTCATCGCGATTGATAAAGACCTATGATAACCAGCAGCATCCTTAATCAACCCCTGTTCATCTAAAAACTTTGAAACAAAGTTTAAAGGTGTAGAGTTTTGACTCTTGATTTCAGAGGAATCTCCGGGTAGGAAAGTGATTTTTTTCTCACCAACATTGAATTCAAAACCTTTGAATTCGTTAGAGAAAAGTTCTTCCGTTTTCTTTTGGAACCACTCTCCTTTCCTTTTGACCTCTTGCTGCTCGCCATTGGCCTTGTCAAGGTAATCTTTGTATTGTTTGTACTCATCTGAACTCTGAAAAGAATCCCCTCTTGACTCAAGTGGGACTTTGTACTTTTCTTTTTGTTCGTTAAAGTATTTCTTGGCTTTGGCTAACTCTCGTTTCTTTGCCGCTTTTTTCTTCTTGATATCAGAATCTTGGTCAAGATCCTCATCATATCCGAACTTTTCAGCAAGCAATTCAACAACATCTTCCCGATCTAAAGCCTCCTCTTGGGCTAGCGTGTAGTCCAAAAGTAACTTATCCGGGTCAATAGCATCAATGTCTTGATTGAGCTTTACAAAATCATCAAGCCCTCTTCCTGTTTCTTTTTTATACTTATAGAAAGCGGAAACATCCTCCGGAAGAGGTTCTTGCTGTTGTTGTGGCTCAACTAGTAGGTCATTGATGGAGCTAACCTCTTTATTGTACCTATCCTTAATAAATGAAAGAACGTCGCCCTCTTCAATAACTGGTTTCGGCGCAGATTCCGGGGCGGGCGGTTGCTGCTGTTGTTGCCGTTGCTGCTCCTCAAGCAAAGCTTGATTCTGCCGCTCTTTTTCTTGAACAGATGGTTGCCCGTCTGCGTCAAGGACTTTGACCGTAATATTTTCCATTAGATTGAATTTAGGGACAAATATATAAAAATTTAACGAGGCTCAAATTCGCCCATATCAAACCCATCCAGGCTATCCTCGTTGGACTCAAAATTGATGGGGGGTAAGTTGTTTTTCCTTTGGTCAACAAGTTTAGACTGCTGTGTATTTTGCATACTAATACGTCTAGCCTTTTCTTCCTCTTTCAATTGTTCTCGGCTAGAAAGGGTTTGACCTTGAACCTTGGCCAATTCCATATTGAAATTGAACTCACGCTCCATAAGGACGGTCTTCAATTCGGCCTCCGCTTTTAATTTCTCAATCTCAAAAGCTATTTCAGCCCTCTTGACCTGCATATCCGCTTGAGCTTGAGCATTGACTTTCATCATTGCCGCTTCTGCCGCCATCTTTTGACTTTCAAGTTGAGCCTGCGCCTGCATTTGCTGCTTCTGCATCTCATTGGCCTGTGCATTCTCAATGTTCTTTTTGCGCTTCAACTTCAAAAGTTGATTGGCCATCTTGATGTTCTTAATCTCACGGATATCAATAGCATCCTCAAGATTGATGTCGCCTTTCTGCAGAGCTGACTGTACGTTTTGCTCTAGTTGATTTTTTTGCTCTTCATCTGGAGAAACCTCAATGAAAATACCAAAATCATAGATGTAGAGGTCTTTCATTTCCTCTAGCAACGAAACATTGTGCCTTCCTATTTGTGTAGCAAACTCTTCCTTGAAAGGAGCATATTGCAGGATATCGGAAACCCTGTATGTTAAAGCCTCCGAAAGACTTTTGGTTATGTACACAGACGCATCAAGGATGTGCCTAGTCGCTGTATTTGAATTCATAGCGGCTAATTTCTGCACACCTACCAATGACCTTGAATCAGGGACCGTGCCATCACGGGCCTCATTTAGACCAGTCACGGCTCTGATCATATTGAGATAATGGTTGTAATTACCAATCAAGGCAGCCATCTTTTGCTGCCCCGAACTTGAGTTCAACTCTTGGATTGGTACTCTAGCATTATTAAACTCCCCATCCTGCGTGAAACTACGACCAATGACGCTACCAGTTTGGAAATACAATCGCAAAGCATCCTCCGGACTATAGGCTTGACCCGTTCCAAGATCAACCTCATTAATACCATCGGCATCCAAGAATACACCATCAGGTACAACCCTTGCAACAACTTGCTGGAGTTTGAGGTGGGTAAGTTGAATTAGGTCGGCAAAAGGAATCATTCGGCGTACCAACGACTCAATATTCCCTTTATACATCCTAGGCGCACAGGCCACATAATTAGGAATGGCATTTTGAGATGCAGACTTAGGACGAACCATATTCTCCATCATTTGCCACTTGAGCATATAATTTGTGCCCATAACCATAACCCCCTCATACCAAACATCAATTGTCTTGGTTATACGCTCAAATCCCTGCTCCTCCATCATTTCGGCCGGGGGATTGAAGTTCTCGTCTTTCTCAATGATTCTTTCTCCCCCAGAGTCTAGCTTTTTCTTTTTGTAAACAAACGTTTGAGTCGTTTTGTAATTAAAGAATAAAAGTGTAGCGGTATCTCGGTTAAAAAGGCTATTGTCATAAAATTGAGAAACGTTATAGTAATCGTACCAAGCTTGGCTATACTTGGATATTTCTTCTAGTTCATCATTTTTAATGTCCGGCCGAATCTTTCTTATTTCGGTCAATGGGACTGTTTTGATTTCTCCCCAATAAAAACAATCTTTGAAATAGGGGTCTTCGGTATAGCTATAGACCACATTGGCTGGGTCTACATATTGAACGCGAACCCCATCGCCTGGATAAAACTCGTGTTTAACTATCCCTAGGCCAATGGTTGTAATATCATAATCAACCCTCTTGCGAAGGTCTTCATACTTATTATCATCCAAAATGGTATTTATGGCCTCTTCTTGGGCTATCTCTATTGCCGGCTTATAGCTCATCTGCATATAGAGTTGCAACTCCTCGTCGTTTTCGGGCAAATCATTTGGATTCATCGTGAACCCATTGACCCCCATATTCTTCTCGAGGCTTATGTACAAGTCCTTCCCGGCCATTTGTGTTTCCACCTGTTGCTGGAATTGGTTTCTTTTGGACAAAGACATTGCGTCTTGGGCATATGCCTTGACCCTAAAGAAGCGATCAGACATCCCATTTACCACGATATCAACGAATTTAGGCAGAATGGGAATAGGCGTCCAATCAAGGTTTAGGTAAGATAAGTCGCCATTTACGGACATCTCATTCTTATACTTTTCAACCGATTGCTCTCCTCTAGCATAAAGGCGCAGTCTATGGAAATCCCTCCACTGGGAATAGAACCTCCCAGACCTAGAGTCTTTCCTAAACCACTCGTACTGAATAGCCTGACCTATTCTTAAACCGAATAGTTCGGTTTTCTTTTCGGAGTCAGGTGCAAACTGATCCGGGAAATACTGTGCATTGATTATAGGCTCAACTTTACTCATTGTTCATCAAACTGCTTACCATTCCCCTGTTATTATAGCGAGCAAAGTTAATACTTATTTTGCTGGTCTTTGTTTCGGGTACATAAAGGTGTTTTTGGGTTGCCATAATAGCCAATCCCGAACTAATTGAGGCGTCATGTTTGGTTCGGTTATTGATATCAAAAAGCGCCCAATCATAAAGGGTTCTATTAAAAGGCATATCTCCACAATCCTCGCTACCCCGAAATGTCCCCTCCATATCATACCCCACATACTTTTCTATGTAAGACTCAATAGCCGAAGCATGTGCTTGTCGTACTTCCTCGCTGCTATTCGGAATTCCTCCGATTTCAAGTTCTGTTTTTGACAACTTTGCCATTGGGCGATCAGGCCGATTTAGTGAGTATCCCCTATACCCCCTGTTTTTCAAGTGATACAACAGTCTAGCCTTGTTGTTTTCCGCTAACATCGGCATACCATAAAACACGAGAGCCATTAATACCTCCTCAAAGAATATCTCGGCTGTTTGAGGGCGGGCGATGTATTCTAAAAAAAAGGTGTTGACCGGAGCGTCTTGTTCCATGTGGAACTTTGTCAAGCCATGCAATGCCCCATTAGAGCCACCTCCCCCTACAACCCCCGAAATATCATAAGAGTCACACCCGAATGCTCCCATATGTTCATTACCCGGCATTTTTCGCCCATTCCTCTCAATGACCCTGTTTTGCATATTTAATGGGGGTATCCAACTAACCAAGAACCTCCCATTATTGCTTGGAGTCCAAATGACCTTTGTGTCTTTTACCCCATTCATCCAATGAAAATTACCCCTCGTCAATTGTTGGCCCTTTATCATCCCATCATTGTAATCAATCTGCTGGTAAATCTTGGCCAAATTGAAAAGCGATTGCTTACTCTCATCCCTAAAGGCGTGGGCCTCTGTTCTAGGGAATTGACGATAAAACTCATTAAGGGCATCTTGGTCGTGCTTTAATGAACTCACCTCGTTCTCCCAATAAGGAATTGCCCCAATGGTTATTGGTGAACCATCTTGAGAGAATGCTTTTTTCTTGGGAGTTTCCATAACAGGAAACCCATATCGGTCAATGTACCCTTCAAAGTTCCATTCCATAGGAACAAAGAACTTGTAGAGCCCACTCTTGGTTTGACCATTTGCGTTTCTTTTAGAGGCATCGGAGTCATCATACAGACTCTTAAAGTTTCCCCCTCCTTTTGATAAAGCATTCACCGTAGACCCCATCAAGCACTTACCAACAATGCGACCGCCCACCCGAAGGGTGGTTTTAGTCACGCGCCAGTTGTTTAGAATGTTTTCAGGCTTTTCCCATTTTCCAGATTCGTCATGGACTAAAAGCAGCAACTTTTCACCATCATAACTATTATCAGCCGTATTGCGCCAGTCAATCGTTGTGTTCAATCCATCAGGGTCATCTGCCGAAAAGACTTCGTGCATATTCTTTTTCGTAATCTTTGAGGCAGGAACCCTAAACGCAAGTTCGGTCTTGGGTTTATCCATGCCATCTTGAATTGGCTTAAAAAAGAATGGGTAGTTACTTAAAATGGGGACTACCTTATCGGTAAACATCTTTTTTGCATCCACACCGGTCTTGGATAGAATCCCCAAGCGAGAATCTCTTGAAAGGGTGGCTATGTTAACAATCATAGATGAACTCATAAAAGAAAAGCCTGATCGGCGAATCTTCAAGTAGCACATGCCAAAACACCTTGGGTCAGCAATACACGCCTCAAAAAATATAAAGAACAGCCTATTGGCCTCCCTGTATTCGGGTTGCCCGATATCTATTTTCGTCCATTGCAGGTACATATAAAAGCTTCCCGGAATGTAGGTCTTGACGCCATTGTTCATAAACCAAAATCCGTTCTCCCTCCTATTGAACTCCTC